TCCACGCCTAACTGCTTAAACACTTCAGGAGTTGCGCCAAGCGTCTTGTTCATCTTGCCGATAGCCGACTCAATCGTGCCGGCCTCAATACCGATGTCGCCACCGACTTCAATGAAGCGTGAAGCCTGCTCAACGGACAGACCTGTAGCGTCGGCAAACTTGCCTGATGCCAGGGCAAGGTCTTGGAATGCTCCGATTGCTTTAACTGCGAAGCCTGCGAGAGCCGCACCTCCAGCAAGTGCTAACGCTCCAGAGTTTGCTTTGACTGCGTTGAGAGCAGCGTTGCCTCCAGCCTTAAACTTGCCCATCGCGCCAGTCGCATTCGAGACATCAGTCTTGAAGTTGGCAAATGCGGCCTTAGCCGACTTGATACCTTTGTCCGAGAACTGCGTGACAATTGGGAGGTTAATTGCCATCAGCGCACCTTCATCAATTCTTGGTTTGAGCGATAGATCACACGGTCAATAGTAGGGCCGAGTTCACGCTGGAAGTCTGGGATTGCCTTCTCGCCACCAGCCCACATGAACCGAGACGGTGAACGACCTAGACGCTCATTAAGCAATGGCACAAAGTTAGGTCTTGCCCGTGGGCCTTCTCCTGCGCTTGATCTTCTGCCAGCCATGTCCATCATTGCCAATGCCGCGCCAGTAGTGCCGACCGTGATCACTGCGATGGTCTCATACTTTGCGCCCTTGTCAATGTTGCGCCGACGCGCTCCTCGAGTGTTCGTCTTAACTTTGACACCTTTGTTCTTGGAGTTATACCAGCCCGTGCGCTTGCGGTGCTCCATTCCTGACATGGGCGCACCGGAAGGAATTAACTCGTTGATGGCGGCCACAACGGTCTTCTCACCAATGCGCTTGATGTCGCGACCGATCTCAAGGCGCAACTTCTTGTCCACTTTGTTGATGATCTTGAGAGACTCCTTGAGCCCTTCAATCTCCATGCTTGCGGTCAGATCTACGGCCATCTACTTCTTCTCGTTCTGTTCAACGATGAGACGAATCATCTCATCAATTATTGCTGGCGGTGTTTCCATCAAATCCAACGGGCTGATCCCTGTGCGCACCGCTAACTGTGCGATCAGGTTGGTGGCCCTTCCGACTTTCCCTCCGCTTTTGGGATGAAGGTGATATCTCCCACTTCGTCTAAGAACTGTCCAAACACTTTGACTGTGATCTTCTTTGTGCGCAACGCATCCCACGCGAGCCATGCCAACTGCTTGAACTTCATGTCATCCAAGAACTTGGACACGGATGTCTGTGGGTGTTGATCTTCCCAACGAGATGCGACACCGTAGGTCACTGGGGCCTCGTATGTCTCACCGTTGAGCATCTCAACTCTGAGTGTCATTCCTATCATGTCGGGTCTCCTAGGGTTATGGGGTGATGTCGCGTGCGAATGTTCCACCAGTGAACGATGCTTGAATGACCGCTAATTCTCCAACCGTCGCAGATCCGAGCGGCGTGAATTGGGCCAGCATCATATTGGAACAAGTGTATTCTGGATTGCTCGCCGATTCTGATGAGCCTGCTGGTGAGATGACCAGAGTGGTGGTTCCTGTGCCGACTGCGGCAAAGAGTGTCGCCTCTGCGGAGCCTGCGCCGAAGTAGTCAAACATTGTCAATTCAACCGATACTGATTGGAGGCCTTTGACATAGATATGACCGAGATCGCCGAACGATGTGGACTCGAGAGCGTCATAGCCGACAGTCAAGGTTGCGCCTGAGCACATTGTGCTGACATCCACGGCCCCGATGAGGACTGTGGGATTAGCCAAGTAGGTGGTTGCGGTAGTTGCCATTATTGTTTCCTTTGGTTAAGGGACTCGCCTTGAAGCGATCCGAATTGTGAGGTCGTATGCTGGAAGTTCTGCTGATCCGATTGTGGCGACAGACGGGGAGCCCGATACCACTGCGATCTCCGAGTTCATGATCGTGTCCACCACTTGAAGAATGTAGTCAGTCGCGTCACTGTTGCCGGGTGGGGCTCCGAGGACTCGAAGGTCAATGGTGATGTCTGCAATCTGATTGTTGAAGCATGTGAAGGTTGGGAGTTCAATGAACACTGTGAGAGGTCTTGCGTTGCGCGGGTCGGTGACTGGTACAAGACCGAGCGCGACGAGGGATGCCGCAACCGTGTTGATTGTGCTTGCAAAGAAGCCTTGATAGATCTCTGTGCCGATGTATGTAAAGTCTTGCGAGTTGTAATATTGAAGCGGCTCATTGTATTGATAAGTGACTGCCATCTCATGCCACTTGCGCTCTCTTGATTCCGAGGAGCGAGTTGATGCGCCCCATGGATGCCACTGGTGCCGAGATCGTCATGTCTTGGAAACTGTTGAAGGAATCTATGCTGCCGCGCTCCCTGTATAAAGAAGCAGCCATCAAGACGGTGCCTGCTTGTACGGCCGCATCTGGAACAACTGACATTGAGTCATGGTATCCAGCCTGTGACCGTCGCTTAAAGCAGTACGCATTGGCCGCATCGACTGCGCTAGTCATGAATGCGGTGTCATTGGCCGTTGCTCCAAGAATGCCCAAGAACTCGGTGAGCATTGCGACGGTGATCCATTCGCAGTTTGTTGGCACTACCCAAGTCAAAGTCCCCACCGGGCTCACTGCGCTCCGAACAATATCGTCGGCAGTGACTTGGAAGAGGATCTGATTCTTAACTACGACTTCAGTGTTGAAGAGATAGTCACCTTCATCAGAGACACCAGTGAACAAGTAGATCGGTATTTGGAATACCTTTTGAGTTCCGTTGATTGTTGCGTCGCATCCTGAGATGGTGACATTCTGACCGACAAGAACGCTCTGTGATTCGAGGGTCTGAACCACACCGACATTATCCAACACCTGTTGATGTGTGATGGTGAAGTTCGGCATGGTTCAGACTGCGTTCGGAATCAGGCTTGAGTGATCTTGCGGATCATGCCAGAGATTGCGGCGAAGGTGCTGGCATACAAGTGGTAGGACATGGTGCGGCCGAGAACTGATGGATTCTCAAAACTCATCAAGCCCTTGATCTGCTCGTAGTACTCGAAAGCGTCGCCTTGGCCTTGACCGACTCTTGTGATGATCATGGTCTTCGAGGCGAAGTTGGAATCCACCACTAACTGGAGCCCAAGTGGGTTGCCGTTCCATGATGCCGCGGTTGCGTTGCCAAGAGCGTTCTGTCCTGTTAAGCCTGCGCCAATGAATGGGAACACTGGGCGACCTGTGGTGTCTGCGAGTTGTCCAAGTTGGCCCCAAACATCTGGTGACACGAACATGTGCGTCGGTGTCCAGTTGCGGTTGGATGAGATGTCCACGGCTGAGTCATAGACACTCTTCAGCAAGTCGGCAACGGTGAGATCCCACACACCAGATGATGTTGCGGCGGACAGTAAATTGTCTGCACAGAGGTTATCGCTGGCGATCATCGCTTCGCCCATCAAGTCGTTGAGGATTAATTGCATGGCTTGGGGGCTCGTAAACGAGATATCCTGTTCGGACAAAGTCACCTGTCCCGCTAAAGTTGTCTTGCTGATGGTGTTTGCGGCAATGACCATTGTGGTTGCCGACACTGCGCTCAATTCGGTGGACTGTGTAGCCACTGAAGTATGAGTCGTAATGGTTGGGCGAACGAATGTCTTGGACTGTCCGTTGTCAGGATAAGCGCGTGCGCCCACTGCTTCGACACACGGGCGCAAGAAGTTTAGGTCTTGCACGAGAGGTCCAAGCACTGGCACAGGAAGCAATCCGGGTGTGTCACTTGTGAGGACATCGCCAGCGGCGGCCTGAAGTGCGGTGCGCTTGCCGTTGGAATATTCGGCAACTGCGGCGTTCATGTTGGCGAAGGTGTCTCCACCGATGTGATACGCGGCCATGAACTCGCCTGCGCTTGGAAGTACGAACTCGCGCTTGGCGGTTGCGTAGATTGGTTGAGTCGCTAGTGCGGCTTCAACGATGGTTGGTTCTGACATGTCATCCTCCTCGGATGGTTGTGGTGGGGTTGGTTCTTCTGGTATTTCCTGTGGTTCCTCTGCTGAGGCATATACAGATTGTATTTCCGCGTCAGTGTATGCCGGGAAGGACACCAGCGAGATCTCCATTAATCGAGCCTCACTGACTTCCATGACACCATCAACGCGCTTGAACTTGAGCGGAATTGCACCGACTGAGACTGCGGAGATGGAGCCATCTGCAAGCAATGCCATGGCATCATCGGCTGCTCTTGTCGCGCTTAGTTTGGCAGTAAATAATAAGCCTTCACTGCTTGACACTCTCTCGGTCACGCGCCCAATAATTCTGGTGTCGTCGTGATATTCCAGAAGTTTAGGCATTGGGCCATCAACTGAGATGGAGCCCTCCAAGAACTTCACTGGGCCGACATCGCCTGACAGGTTTGCAACCACATTCCATGGCACCGCCAATCCTGTGATGGTGCGTGTCGGTGTGCCATCTTCTGCGGCCGCATCTAGCGTGACGAGTTGCGCGTTGAACTTGATCATGAATACATCTCTTCTCTATTGAGTGCTTCAGCCATCGCTGGTTCGGTTGGCACTTCGGCAAGATTGTTCTCGTAGATATACGACTCTGTATCAAACTCCACAAAGCGATTCCGAGGCAACACATTGGTCATGCTGAGTGTGGACTGGATGACATCAAGGACTTGCTTTGCTCCGAAGAGGTAGAGATCCTGACGCGCTTGTTGAGCGTTCTGATATGTGAACGATCCAGCAATGCCAATCCCCAGCAAGTATGGAGGGACACCAACTTGGCGTGATACCTCGAGCGAAGAATATTGGCGCGACTCAAGTAGTTGGAGTTTGTTTGGGTCAGACTTGAACTCGTTGAATGTGACACCACCAGCGAGAGCACCGATGGCACCTGTCTGCCTTGCCTGTCGCCATGAGGCCGCAAGTTCACCAAGATCTTCAGCGGACATCTGCTCACTGTTCTCACCAACGGTCAGCCATCCAGCCGCAATCTCATTCGAGGCGAATCGCTCAGCCGCTTGATCAAGTTTGAGAGCAGTAGTAATTGTGCGCGCACCAGTGAACAAGAATCCTTGAACTCCACTGATGAATTGGATGACATCTTCTGTCGCCAACTTCACGCCATTGAACATGATGTCATCAGACTGGGAAAAGTATTGCGGGCCGCGCTGGTCAAGAGTCTGAACCATCTCGGCTGGCAACCATTGGAACGATAGTGGTCGGCCAGTAGCGGATGATCGAGTGGTCACATACCAGAACGCACGACCGCGCATCATGATGTCCATGGCGGTGTTACTCATGAGGAAGTTCATCGTGACCTTGGGATCGGCTTGATCCATCCACATCTCATTCTCAAGATAGATCTTCTCGTACCGTTCGCCAGTCCACTGCTTGGTGTAGTGACGCAACGGGAGACAACCAACCATGGACAAGATCATCTGTGTGGCCCGTGCGACGGTCGCGTTGCTGAGGGCCAGTTCTGTGCTCGACCCGACAGAATACGAGAAGAACTGGCCCACAACTTGCGGCGCACTTCCAGCGGCCGCCTGTAACGGCGGAGCCTGTGTGAAGGAGGGTGTCTGCTTCCCTTTGCCGAATAGTGCCACGGAGCGAGTCTCCCAAACGGTTCAGCCGATATCTAGTCAATGGAACACAATCATCGGCTTATTCTTTGCGGCTGGTCTAGATTCGAGCGCGATAGCGAACACTGCGCACCGCGCCAGTTCTATGGGCCCGGGTGACTTCTGCGAACTGAGCACGATCGCCTGATTCGTCTTGACGGATACTGCGCGCGACATGTGTTCTGCGAGACCGATGTCTCCTGTGTGTCTGACACGATCTTCAACGATCATTGAGCGCGCCATCGCAGTCCACTTGATGAGTTCGGCGTAGCCGACAATGGTCATGCGTCGGCGGAGATCGGGAGGTGTGTGAATCTCTAGCGATGGGGTGACACCAAGCATGATCTTCGGGTCGGCCATGATGCGCACTACTTCGCCCCACATCTGCGCCTCAGAGTCAACGCTGAACGCAGTCTCCAAGATGACATGACCTTCCGACATGGCGGCCCTTATGCCCACATATCGTGAGCCATCCAGCGATGAGTCAATGACGAGGTGACCTCCTTCTGGCATCAGTTCGGCGGTGCGCTGACGCTCCCAAACGGTCAAGGGGAGCCATGCCTCGGCAGATGCGATCCAGAGGTTGAGGTGACCGCGAATGAATGCTTGTCGGTTGGGTGAGTCAAACGCTAATTCGAGAGCCTTCATTGTGATTGTGGTGCCGAGTGCTGGGTTAGCCCACGGCCACCACTGGCGATCTTCCACACTGACACCGGGCGGCGGTGACCATTCGGCGAGATAGAGCGCAGTGTCTTTTCCTGAGTCAATAGCGGCGATGCCCTGCGAGCGCAGTTGGATCATGGCGGTGGAGGACAGGTCACCAGCAGTGGAG